TTAATGCCAATAATCATAAGGTGAACGATACCCTCGCTGCTGTGCTACCACCGGCTTTGGCTCGGCCTTTGATATGCTCTCCTCTGCAGCTTCTTTTGTGGCAAACAACCTATTCTTGTTTACCTGGATCCCACCGCCATTTTCAAATCTTATAATAATCAAATTTCCAGCCGGGCGCACCACCGTACACTCCCGGACTATCCTATTACTTTCTACAATATAGGCTTTATCGCCTGCTTTATATCCTGCTGCCATAAATGCCTCCTACAAAAGAAAAGGCCAGCTCAAAGGGAAATCAAAGCTGGTCATCCTTACAACCTATTTTGCTGTTACCTTCTCTCGTAAAGCGATACCATCAACAACTCCATTCACGTAATCCTGAGACGCTAATGCACTATGTACTTCCGTAGTTGCGTCCATGTATGCTCCAAGTTGCTGCTTCTGCATATCACTTAACCCTGCTTGCAAATATGATAACAGCCTATCTTCCTGCTGCTTAAGTCGGGTATATTCTTGAGACTGAATATACACACGAAGTGACTCATCAAAATTATCTTTGATGCATTCTTCCAATTCCATGTCAATCACACCTCCAATACCGGGATAAATATTGATCGGCCTGTTTAACAAAATATAAAAAACCCTAGGTAGCGAACCTAATGTTATTAGGTCAAACATATGTTCTTTTGTCAATTTTAGAATTAAAACGAATCGATTATTGTCTGGATAATATCATTAGCTTTGGCATTAGTATATTTTGCATACAATGCATCAAAAACATGCTCTAGCGTCTGCTTCTGGTCGACTGTAAACTTACTATTAAGATTCAAAACATTATATTTTGTTTTCTTTTTTCCCATATCCATAAGCAGTGATAACTTACTGAGCAGATCTGTATTGGCAACCGAATCAGAATCATCCATATCATAACTATCTAATTCTGTCCCAAGAGAAATGTCCACTCCATCTACATCCGTAACACTTTCATCAGACAAAAATTTCTTATCGCTCTGAGTTAAACTTCTTTCGTAAGATCGGTGACGTATCTGCCTTGACATTTCATTAGCCCATTCCGTGAACTGACTAAGCAGTTCTTTATAGGCACTATTTTTTTCATAGTCATCTCGTCTTGTATTCGGAATGATATCTTCATTAAAGACAAGCAACTCTCCAACCATCCAGCTATTAAATCGTTCCTCTTTATAACATTTCCTTAATGTATTCTCGTCACCAATAAGAATATTTCCTTGCCTGATCCTAATTCCCTTTATATCTTTATCCAAAACGGTTCCTAAAAAGTTTGTCTCCGCATACCAAAGCATAGCCGTAACTTTTTCGCCAGAATAAAAGGGCACGAAGTTAATATCTGATATAGAATCATTTATTTTTCTTATCCTATCAGCAAGTATTTTATTCTTGTACGGTTTGCAAATATCTATTACCGTACGGTCTGTTCTCAACTCCACATTATATTCCGCAAGTTCAACCTCCATCTGGACCAACTTTTGTTTTATCATTGAGCCCCATACAAAGTCTCTAGAAAACGGAACCGGAAGATTCTGTTGTAAATACGGGACCACCTCGGAATCATTCAGCAAATCACTTTCTGGGACTACTCCGTAAAGCTCAACTGAAAAGTAATGCTTATTAATACGCTCGGGTATTTCTTCAATTGTGAGAACACTTGATAAAACTTGATCAATCGAATCACGACTGTCCACTTGTGGAGAGAGTAAGTACTTTAATTTTTCAGCATCATATATAATACAGGATGCCTTTTCTTCTCCATGGATAGATGTCAAAAATTTCAACTTCTGACAATATCCTAATCCTGATAATCTTCCAATTCCCCTAAAGCCTCGACTATTAGAATGTCTTTTCTTGGAATTTCCTATATCTATAAGATTTGAGTAAATATCATTTGCTCCAACGCCAGTTCCATTATCTGAAATCTTTATTATCCTTTCAGATTCTGAAACCGTAATTGAGATCTTTTCTTCTCCTTTCTTTAGAATCCCCTGCTCAAGAGCCTCGTCAATTGAATCGGCTGCGTTTTGTACATACTCCCTATATAAGTCTAACGGAGATACATACAATCCGCTTGTAAGGGACTCTAGTGTGAACTTTCCAATTAATAACTGATGCTCCACTATTCTGTCTCCTATAATTCAAATATACTTATCTGATGATACAGTTCTTTAATCTGTTCTTCTATTACAGAAATTATTTGTGTATCACCAGGCTGAGCGCCATTTGTCTTTATTAATACATCTTTCAATTCATCCAAATGTAATAATAGAATTTTTCTTATTGGCGCCTCTTTTAATTCGTATGCGCTGTTCATAATAATCTGCTCCTCTTGTTTTGAAAGCAAATTACTCACGTGAAAATATGGAATGAACTGTAATAATGAGAAATCAAAATCAACTAAGCGTTTGGATTTGTTTGCCTTTATTAGCATCGTTAATTTATCATTATCATGCCCGCTGAACAGATCGATTTTTTTCAACAAATCTGTACATACTTTTTCCCCAAAATTTTCAAGTATACCGGCGATTACTTTGTATCCCGGTTTCGAACTCAGTATCGTTTCAACGATACGAGAATACATAAACGGGAGTTCTTCTAAAATAAATGTGCTAATTATTCTTTTTGTATCCTCCGTGCAATCCGAGAATACTCGAATTGTTGCACTTGGCGTAAGATAAAAAAAATACAATTTTTTCAGTTCTTCATTTTCAATTTTGTCTAACGTTTCCACGCTAAATCTATTACACCCAATATATTCCAGAACTGTATCCTTCTCGAACATCGAATAATACTTCATCCAGGTGTCGATAAGATGTCTATTTTCAGACCACTGTGTATACCGAATCTCTCTTTCAAATTTCGGCTCATCTTTTCTTTCTACAAAATGACCACGTTTATTTAACAATCTTTCAGGCATTGCAAGATACATCACGAAGTCTTCGGCTGTCTTACCAAAATCTGCCTCAAAGAAGGATCTTCCCTGGATACCTTTTCCCTGTGTTGGTATCAACATGCACTGTAGAGCTCGAAGATATTTTGCATTCCAATTAGCACCAATAAATCCTCTTTGATCATTATCTAGCGGAATATATCTCATAGGGAACGAAAAAATAGCAATTTTTCTTCCCAGCTCCTCGGTTAAATTTTCGCCAAGCTCCATAGTCAGGTGCATGCGATAGAATAAGTCCTCTGGTGTATCCGCATGATAAGAGTGCCCTTTACCAGTGAAATCCTCTCCATTGTATAAAAGGTAATTGGACATATGATCAATCCCTGCCCTTGCACACAATGTAATCGCGCGCACATATACATCTTCATCTTCAATATGATCAAAGGCGATACGTGCTGGTTTTATTGCTAATTCTCCTAACCTTTGTGCTTTATGCTCATTAAGTAAAAATGCATCTAACCCCTGGTTGAAATCAACATGTCTTACAACAGTTTTTCCTGTTTTCGGATTTACAAATGTTGCACCTTTTTCAAATCCTAATGCTTTTATCTCATCAATTATTTGATCAAATTTGGGAGATCTCAAAACATTATTATCCATCAACAAAAGGTCTCGTTTTGGTCCAAACTCTTTATCAATTCTCTTAATACTATCTGAAATAGATACATATGGCTCATATGTAGGTTCCAATGTTTTAACCGCACAAAAAGTACAGTTCATACCACAGCCCCTAGTCATATATGTAAAGTATGCATCCTCCGCAGGATATTTATACTCATCCTTTATATCGTCCAATATCCCGTAATCCAAAGGAAGTGTGTCGATACACTCCTCCCCTTTTAATCCAAGGGTACCTTCGTGATTAAGAAGTCCGGTATTATTTATTACAGTAGGAAATTCCTTTGCAATCCACTCCGGCCGCAGTGTTGCCAGGATACCTCCCGTAAAAACCTTTCCGCCTGGTTTTACTACAGACAGCGCATATTGTAATGCTTTTTTTGTATTTTCCCACTCGAAGGTAAAAAGAGTAGTTACATATACTCTATCCCATTTTTTATTTTCTAGTCCCTCCGGTAATCTTCCCTTTGCGAATCTTACATAATCGTGCATGATATAACGATGAAAATACGCAATTTTCATTAGCCCGATTGGTGGGTATTTATTTTTGTATGCCGGTTCAATTAACAATATATCTTCCACGATTAAACTCCTACGCATAGTGAAACCGTCCTGGAGCGCTATCACCAGAACGGTTTCATTATAACCATTTTCTTTTGATTTGTCGATCCCTGACTTCTCTACTATTTTTTCTTATCAATTTCTTTCATTAACTGAGTTACTGCTGTATTAATTTTTCTCAATGAAAATAATATGTCTTTACTATTGCCAACAGCCTCTTTTTTTAACTCATCGCAAAAATCTTTTTCTGAAATTAATCTCTGAAATTTTTTTACTTTTTCATAGTTGTCACCGCTTCTTCCGGTGGCCTCAAAACGTGCATGGGCCTCTTCTAAGTCGATATCACCTTTAATATAATCCTGCATTATATGCGTTGAACTTTTACCCTCATCAGAAGCAATTTTTCCCAGTATATCTCTTACGTCCTGAGCTCTGACAATTTCCCCTGTCTTTACCTGCTTTGCGAAAAACGAATCCATCTCTGGATAAGTGTTTCGATATTGTTTAATGCCTTTGTTCTGTACATACTGCTCATACATATTCCAATGAGATTGATGAGTATCATTATGCTCTACCATCAAGCCATATATCTCACAGTATTTTTTTACAGTTATCGCTGAAATACCCACTTGTTTTCCCAAGGCGGAATCCGAACATCCCAATTCCTTCTTTTGTCTATAAATATAGGCGGCTTGTTCAAATTTACTCCAATCCTTTTTAGGATTTAAATGGAATGTACCGAGAAGTGTAAATATATCTGAGTCAGAAATATCCTCTGGTAATATCTGCACCAAGACTCTAGACCATTTAAGCGGGTCATTTTTTGCTAAGATTCTGTATGCTGCCAGGCGGCTATTTCCCTCCAACACAACATATCTATCTTTTCGTTTGACCACTATCAGCGGCTCAATAAGGCCACCATTTTGCATGATTTGTGACTTCAAACTCTTAACATGGTCCAGTGAACACATTATCTCTTCAATTTCTGTCTGAGTCGGATTATCGTGTCCATTTTCATGCAATACCGAATATACTCTAGGATTATCAAGGTAAAACAATAAATCTTGTTGTAATAATTCTGTTTCGGTAACTTCAAACTTTTTCTGTCCAATAACTCTTATTCCCATACTGCCACCTTATTCATCTACTTCTTCAAATCCCAAAATGCTTTTTACAATATCTCCAAAACTATAATCAGCCACGCCTTGATAATCTCCTAAGCTGATATCTCCCTGTGATAATTCCGCTGCATTTTGCTTAGCTTTCAATAATAAGTCAACCCATTCATCTATACTGTCCTTAATAATAATATTATGAACATAGCATGTTTTTTTCTGTGAAATGCGGTGTATTCTATCCTGTGCCTGCAAATAATCATCTAGGCTGAAACCTCTATCATAGAAAATAACATGATTAGCCATTGTTAGTGTCAGACCTTCTTTTGCAGATGCTGGAGTTGCAAAGAGAATACGAATATCATCATCATGAAATTTTTGGACAGAACGATTTCTAGCATCCATATTCATTTTCCCATGTATTTTTACAGCACCTAAATCCTGATACTTTTTAGTGAAGTAATCTATATTCTCAATAAAATTACTCCATACAATACATTTTTCACCATTTGCCAATATTTTTTGAATAAGTTCATCCAACAAAGGCTCCTTTGCAGATGCTTCGCATTCCTCGTCTACCAATTTGGGATTTGATGTAACCTGTATTAAGCGAAGTAGACGCTTGACAATTGCAGAGGAATCATCAATATATCTTTCACCATCTCTTACCACTTCAGCATATAATTCAGTTCTTATCCGCTCGTACAACTCCTCTTGCATACGATTGAATTCTGTAACTTCCTGTATATATACTTTATCCGGCAGTGTAATGATTCCACTATTTTTTGTTTCGCGAACTGTAAAAGAACTTATCCTATTAAAAATCTGGGAAATATTATCTTCAAACTCTTCCTGTAAATCAGTATTTCTACTAAGTTTATTGCTAAGGTCTGTTTCCTTTTTAAACTCGTTAAAATCAGCCCCCAGACTTTCTCCAAAGTCCAAAAAATATATCTGTGCCCAGATATCATATGGTCTATTGGCTACAGGTGTACCTGTCATTATAATTCTTCGCTGAAACAACGGAGCCAACTCAAAATAGGTCTTTGTTAATTTTGAATTAGGATTCTTCAATTTTGCAGACTCATCAATAATTATCCCGACATTTCTAACTTTCAAATACAATTCGAATTGTTGTTTTTCTGTTTCTAGAGTCTCAAAATTTGTCAACACCACTCTGTATGGTCCACAAAAAATTCGGTAGTTATTATTTTTATCTGTATTTAACACTGCAGGTTTTATCGAAGTATGGTCTTTAAACTCGTTAACCCAGTTTGCAACCAGCTGTTTTTTGGTAACAATTAAAGCAGTATCCATCGAACACTCTGACAGCCAATATAAAAGCACATCAATGGCAATTTTAGTTTTACCCAATCCTGCTCATGAAAAATCGCAGCATATTCTAAATCTTTCACCGCATCTACAGCTTCTTGCTGATACGGAAAAGCCTTAAATTTGGCTATATATTTAGGCTCTCGTTTTAACTTGTTACTTTTCATAACTATACAATCATTCCAATCGCTTTTACTTCATAATCCCCAGGTATTTCTTTCTTGATTTTTCCAAGAATATTATTTGCCCTGGCCCGGTCTTCAAGAGGAACTGCCAAAACAAATGTTGCATGTCCCTGGTTTAATGAACATTTTTTCAAGTATGAGTAATATTGATTTATACTATGTTCTCTCAAAATGTCATCACTTGTTTTTGCCTCTCCTATAAACATAACACCGTTGTATTCAAAAAATACGTCTGGTCTGTATCCTTCCATTGTCAATTGAGGAAGCGGTCGTCCATCATTAATATCGGTTTCGATAAAATAACTCAACTCCTCCCCAACGCTATCTTTAATAAATCTTAAGGCGTATTCAACTAAAACCTTATGCTTATTTGATTCTCCCATATCAGTTACCATCAATTTCATCTAAGACTATGCTCTGCACTGTCTCAACTACTTTTCGTAGTGCGTTTAATTTTTCCTCATACTCAGCATCTGTTTTTAGCTTAAGGACCTCCACATGTGTAATGTCAAACATTCTCTTTGAAAGTTCATTGGCCAACATCTCGTAGGTAACATTTTTCAGAGAATCCGGTGTGATATCCTCAGCTTCTAAAATTTTCTTAGCCGCAGCCGTGTCATGCTTTAAAAAAGCCTGCCTTGCTCTTTTACTATTCAGAATCTGTGGTAATCGTCTCACGTCTTCTAATCGAGAGAATTTTTCATCTACCATCCATTGTGCAAAATCAGTTTTGTCATATCCATGTAGCTGAAGACTTTCCACAACATTCTTTTTTTGTAATTCAACAAAGCCGGAAAATTTCTTTTGATCGAACTGTGTGTCATCCTCACATAGTGGAGCATATATATCTCTCATATCTTTATATGCTTGAATCATGTAGCGAATTTCTGATGCTTTTGAGGATCCACCACAATACGCCAAAAGTTCTTTCATAGGCATTTTCTCTTCGTCCGAAAGAAAGGTTAAATATTTCGCCTTGGCATAAGCATCCCAATCTCTTGGTCCAACCAAATGTGCCTGTAACCGAATTGAGTGCATTTCATTATTTTCGAGATTCTCATAGATGATAGCCCTGATTTTATTCCAATTTCCTGGCACATTGTCCCTAATAAAATCTCTATATATTTGCAGACGAGTGTTACCCTCGATAACTACGTATCTGCCATCCGGAAAGTGATTTACAATAATTGGATTAATGATTCCACCATGCTCCTTGATAGACTCCTTTAAACTTGCACAACTGTCAGTTCCAGTTCCTAGCAGCATAGCAAGTAATTCTCCTGATCTGCTTTCTTCCGGATAGTTTTGTAAATAATTTTGTATACGCGGATTTGTAAAATCCAAATCTAATAAAGCTGTATCAATCTCAGTATATGAACTCATTTAGCGCCCTCCTCTATCTCATCACTATTTTTTCTTGTACGCCTGGGATCTTCAGGCTTTATCGCATTATCAGGTATTAGCCATGTATTTCCCTTCATAATCGCTCCTTCGATCCGCCCATTTGTACAGTATGTTGTTACTCTTCGTCTGGAGAGCCCCCACTTTTTTGCCATTTCGGTTGTTGTTAAAAGTTCCATATACTTCCTCCATATTACAATGACAACATATTTATTATAATCCTTTAGAGGAACACTTTCAATGGAATATCTTGTACAAATGGTAAAATCCGCGGACACGCTTTATGCCGATAAAGTTTCGGCGCACAAGCAGTTGTCCGCGGATTTTACTTACACCCCTTGTGGGGAAATTCTATATTCTCATAATTTTTCGCTAAAAACACAGGTTCATATCCTGCGATAATCGCCGGAAACCCACTTAAACTGGGGCTTTTCTCGAGAGTAAACAGACCGTCTCGACATGCGTACTATATAGAAGTACCTTGCTTTTTGTCTTTGTGTATCCTCATATAGCTTTAATAATACCTTAAAGCCAATACTTTCGCAACTGTTCACTTTTTTATGCCTTGTGTATCTTTAACATACGTTTCTGCCACGGTGGCAAAGTGGTGGCATTGCCACCCATGAACCAAATACAATAAAAGCGATTATATCAGATGATACAATATTCGTCCGGCAGTGGGTACCTGCCGGACTTTTTACAAAAAGTAATAGGAAACTATTTCGTGTTGGCTTTCATGTGTTCGATCACCTTTGTCCAGGTATCTGCTCCACAGATTCCGTCTGCTGTGAGTTTCACATTCTTCTGGAATGCTTTCAGGGATGTATCTGTATCATTTCCGAAATCACCATCTACCTTCACTCCGAGCATGGCCTGCAGCATAGATACTGCTATTCCTTTGCTGCCCTTCTGGATAACTGGAAACTGGGTTTCAATCTTATCAGTTAATGTTACGGTGCTTTTTGTTGTACTTGTATTGTTCACTGTAGTTGTCCCTTTCATATATGCAGCTGTTTTCTTTACAAACTCTGGCCAACGGCCTTCTGCCTGAATCCGGCGCGGGCAGTTCTTCCTAGAAGCATCATAGTGTCGTTTCAGGCGGTCTGTCCCCCAGCCGTACTGTTTCAGGAGCTGTGCTGCCAGCTGTTCTGCATGATCAACAGCAACATAATAATCTGTCTCTGGGTTTACGCAGATCTCGATGTTGATAGAGTTTCGGTTGGTAATGCCGTACTTTCCTTTTCCGTCGCCTACAGCCCAGGCACCGTCACTGTGATCCAGTGTCTGGTAGACTGACTTGGAATCCACATAGTAGTGCACAGTTCCGGCCAGATTACCGTTTTTCATTGCTGTAGCATGAGCTTTTGCGTCCGCTCCCTTGCTCCAGTTGTCTGTCTCATGAATCACAATATAGGCAGGCTTGTTCTGACCGATATAGCAGTTTTTCTTGCTGATCATTTTTATAATGTTCATAGTATCGCTCTCCTTTTCTGATGTCTTAATAGATAATATGCCTTTCAGGATGTTGATAATCTTCTGCCCGTAGTTCCGGCCGGCAGCCCAACCCTGGCCCTTCGGGTTTTCGTGGATGCCAAGGTGCTCCACATACTCTGCGCAGCCCCTGTTGACGTATGTGTAACACGGATCAATACATTTCTGTTTCAGGCGGTCCGTGCACGCATAGGCCTGCAGGTGCTGGATCTGTGCACGGATACCCTCTGCTGGTTTCTTGAAGCTATTACCCTTCATGCCTGTTTTGGTCACTCCCATGCCGCAGAAGTTGTTCTGATCCAGTGTCACCGCAGATCCGTCGAAAGTAAAGTTCCCGGTTTCCAGACAAGACTGAGCGAATGCAATGTCACCACGGACACCTTCCGCTGCCCCTTCTGTGATGTATAATGGAATCATCTTTATGACCGAATCGGACACCTTCGGATTCATCTTTCTGATATAAGCCCGCATCTGTTCAATGCTGGCCTGTGATTTTCCCATAATCTTTAACATGCTGTTTCCTCCTGAGAAGGTGATTACTCACCCTCTGCCTCCACTTCTGGGATTCCGGCTACACTGGTAAGTGCACTTACCACTCCTGCAACGATTGCCGCTGAAACTGCTGTCTTCCAATCTACTGCTGAAACCACACTTCCGGCTCCAATCACACCAACCATGGTCTGCGCCATAGTCTTCAGAGCTCTGATTCCAGCTTTTTTCATCCATTTTACGGTGTTCACATTCGGTCTTAAAACGCAATTTTTAAACATGTTCATTCTCCTTTTCTCTTAATATTCAATTCTTCAATTTCCTGCTTCATTTTCGTCACCATGCCATTTCCTCCAAGCCTGTGGTAGGCTTCGTACATCTCACAAAAGTTCTGATAAGCGTACGATGGAATATCACCTGCTTTTGTATACTTCGAATGATATTCGATCATCTGGACGCGGAGCAGGAGCATAGTGCCTTTGCTATTTGCGTCCCGGTCCTTTTTCTGATTTTTCAGAAGCCAGACAATGTAGCCAAGCAGGATCGGCAATGCGATAAGATATGTTTGTGTGAGTATTTCTTTCAATTATTCACGCTTTCTCCGGTGTTGCGCCGGCGCAATTTTGTATAAAAATAAGAGCCTTCCGGCTCTGCTCTGATTTTCATAGTCTTCTCCTTTCAAAAAAGAGAGCTTTTCAGCTCTCTAAATTGCATATTTCATGTGTGACATTTTGATATCCGCGTCTGATACTTTTGCATAGATCATAGTTGTATTGATATTGACGTGTCCTAAATTTTCTGACTAATTAAAGCGTTTTGAATTTCGAGGATTTGTTTTTGCAGGGATTGATTCTCTTCTTTAATTCTCTTTTCGATATATGCTTCCGTATCCGCTACATACTCAACAGATATTTTGTTTTCTGATGTCAGTATGGTTGTAGGGTAATTTGTGTGAATTACCTTTAATTGCTCGCTATCAACTGGGGCGGTGATTACTTGCTCCACATACTCTTCGTATTCATCATTTTCCCCAACAGAAAAACAGTATTTCAGTCCCTCTTTTGGTGCAAGCAAATTCACATATCCTTTTACATTTGCATCAATTTTTGCAGATGCTTTTGTCTTCCCTTTATCGATAGCAAACCATACGTCTTCATTATTTTCACCTATAAACTTGATATTCCCGCCTTCACTCAATTCTCCGTTGGTGATAAGTGTAAATAGCGTACCAGCTTTTGCTTCGAATAGAGTGAATTCAGCTCCTTTTTTTATATCAAGAATATTCTTCCCTGTAATTATGATTTTTCCTGTTCCAGACAATATCTTTATTGGAAGGTTCGAAGAATCATTTATAATGATAGTTTTTCCTGATGCTTTTTTTATTATTGCAGGAGCTTTATTTCCTATATCTTCCTTTAGTGAATCCATCTTTTTTCCTGTGACTGCTGCATCCGCCGCCTTTCCGGAAATTGACAGGGTGTCATCAATGCTTGTCTTTATGTACTCCTGCTGCTTTGTAGCTTCTGCCTGTAAGTTACTCATTGCTGTTTCACCTGTGGTCTGGATGTCAGTCTTCACCCGAGTACCCTCTGTGATCTTATCTCTCAGAGATACAACCAGATCGGCAGCAGTCTTATTTGTTGCGTCTAATTCGGTTTTAGCTTCTGATGCTGTTGTGTTAGATGCGTCCAGGTCTGCTTTGGTCTTAGTCGCTGTTGTGTTAGATATATCAAGGGCGGTTTTGGTTTTGCCTGCTGCCGTGTCGGAAGCATCTAAGTTCTTCTTACTTGTGTCTGCTGTGGAAATGGTTGTTTCCAGCTGTGTTTTGAGAGAAGTTCCATCTGCAATCGTGTTCGCCAGTGTTATGTTTGCCTCAGATGCTTTATTATTGATCTCTGCGACCTTCTCTGAAGTGTAGTTTCCAATTTTTGTCTTAGCAGATGTTTCTTTTTCTGTAATGTAGGATGCTGTCTGATCTTTTACGGCCTGTGTGGATGTAACCTGCTGGCTCGCTACAGCCCGGATCGCCTGCTGCCTTGTGGCGGCAATTTCTTCCTGTGCCTGGGTGACCGACTCGGACACGTGAGTGTCAAACCCGGTAATCTGAGCATTGACATTCTGTTCAGATTCCGCAGCGGCCTGTCTGGATGTCTCAGCGGCCTGGGCGTAGCCTGCGGCGCTGTCCCTGCTGTCTGAGGCTTTCTGTGCGGCTTCTACGGTGTCAGAATGTAACTGCTGTACAATCTGCCTGAGACGCTTCTGTTTCCTGCTGTGCCAGTTCTGCGGCCGCTCTGGATGCCTCTACCTGTGTCGCCTTGTTGACTACATCATCGTGCATGGCGATGTATTCCGGTGTGAGATCTCCGGGAAGCGTCAGCAACTGCCAGGTTTCTGTATTCTTCCCGTGCGCCGGCGCAACACCGGTTACTGTCGTTCCCAGTTCTGCAAGGCACAAGTAAGAGCCTCCTTCGTAGTTTACAAGGTCAAGATATTCATATGAAGTTTCTGGATCATACTCCCCTCTGGGGTTCGGAGATACATTGCCCAGGTCTGTCTCTGAATAAGAATTCTCTGTACTGCTCATTGTTTTCACCTCATTCTTCAATTCGATCAATGTTGTACTCAACAGCGCAGGTATGTTCGATTTTGCAACCTCTGAATTCATTCCAGCCTTCTGCGAAAAATGCTACATCAGCTGTAGATAACAATTCCAGGGACTTTCCGAGAAACCACAGTGGTCTTGCGTCTGCAGGTGCTGACTGGAAGAAAGAATCAATAACTTCCACGGGCTCTCCTAACATTTTTTCTGCGCTCCTGATTGCTTTTTCCCTTACTGCAAGAATTTCCTCGTCTGTTTTACCTCTCATCGGCTGGCTGATAAATAATTTCTTCATGTCTCTGCTCCTTTCAAAATTTCAATCTGTACTTTAACCGGCTTCCTTCCCGCCGAAAGCATAGCTTGTCTACAGTCGGGTCAGAATACATTTTCAGCCGGCCATTTACGACTTTGAAGGCTGCGAAAAAGACATTTCCGGTGTCGCCCTTCAGCTCTGACTCTTTCTGACGGATGTACTTGTCAATGTCTTTCTTTGCCTGTTCCGTCTTTCCCGGGACTTCCGCGGCGCTCTTTGCGGCCTGCTTTGCGTAGTATTTCGCATTGTCTTGTGCCTGATCCGGATGATCTTCCCGGCCATGTGCCCAGGCTTCTGCATCTGCCGCCTGTGTGGATGCATTTTTCTCTGATTCCTTTGCTCTCCGCTGATATTCCGCAGTTGCTTCAACGGTGTGATGAAACAGGTCTACATCCTCCGGAGATTCAAAGTTCTCTGGAGCTTTTCGGCGGTTAACCGGAAGGAGGATCGTGTTGACCGTTTCACCTTCTGTAGTATCTGACAGGTAGATATAAGCTGTGATCATTCTCCTCTGTTCCAGAGCGATGTTGGGGATATCTACTGTCGATATCCCGTCTATGGTAGAACCGGTAACTACTTTTGCCTTCTCAAGATCTTTCCAAGAAAAGTGGACTTCAAAAATTTCTGGAAGGTTCAAGCCTTTAATTTGAATTTTCTGGCCGTAATCGTACTGCCAGAGTTCATCGTCTATCTCAATTTCTTCTCCCCTTCGGGAGAATTCTGCAATCAGCATTAACTCAGCCTCCTTTTAAGTTCTTCGATATGTTTGTTCTGGTTTTCTACCACTACAGACAGTTCCTGAATTGCTTTTATAGCATAATTCAAAAGATATGGACTGTTAATCTGTTTAACATTCATCTCTCCATTTTCATCATAACCACCACCCAAGGTCAAGTTCGGGTCGATTTCTTCCAGCTCATCTGCCACAAAGCCAATATTCTGATGCCCGCCTATTTTCCAGTCAAACTGCCGGACTTGCATCCGGTTCATTAATTCAAGAGCGTTTACCTCGCTATTCTCGATATTCTCTTTTAAGCGAATGTCAGACGGGGCTGTGCCAGAATAGAATTTTCTTGTGTAATAGCTTTTTGTTGTAAATTGTCCTCTGATTTCTAAATGATCAACTTCAAACCCTTCACTAGACATCGTGGTGCCTGATGCAATGTAAGCTATCTTCTTTCCTTCAGTTCCAGCTGTAGCTATCGGTCTTCTTCTAACAGGTGACGAAGCTGCAGTTTGTTCCGCATCCTCAAACGAAAAACTCCCTTGTACATACGCGCCGCCTTTTAATCCAGCGGTTCCTGCTACCGAAAGTGTTCCAGATGTGGTTAAGTTTTTGCCCATACTGCTGCCATCAGTATACACGGCATTTGCAGTTATGCGAACTAAGTCGTTTAAGTATCGGATAATATAGCCTTCCCACTTTTTACTCGTATCACCTTCCATCCACAGCTCTTCTACGCCGCTTGTTTTTTTTGCTGCATACAGGCCGTATTTCCCCAGTTTCAACATTTTATAGTTATTTGTGTCAGTGTAATCTGTATATACAGCCAGGCCGCCCGTATCGATACTTACCTTTCTCTTCTTTCCGGTTGAATCGTAATAAAACAATCCAGTTCGCAGAAGCTTGAATATAGTTATAGCATCGTCAGAAGCACTGTTCATTGCCATCCCGCCGTTGGTCAGTCTAAGAACTTCCTTCCCGTTTTCGTCATATAGTTTCAGCTGGCCGTTACCGTTGTTCGGGCCGCCAAGTGTCAGTATTCCTCCGAGAGCCGCATCGAAAGATATATACAAATGGTTATTCGAATAATATAGTCCTTTCCATGCACCGTTATCAGATAATATCTTGACTATTTCTTCTTGCGTTAGTGCAGATATATCTGTAAGAATCAAAAAAGTTTGCGTATCAAGCTCATTTGTTGTCCCGCCAGCTTCATACAGTATGAATTTAACAAAATTATATTCTGCATTTTTAAGATTTTTTGTTGTGCTCGTTGCATTTGACGTTGACGTCCATGAATCCGTCCAGGTACTTCCATCTGTAGAAATCTGAATTTTCCATCTGCCAGAATATGTTTTTCTTGTTTCTGCTCCATCCCTGTAATATGCATATGCTGTTACGGAACTAGGCGATACTTCGCCGTCTGCGCCCCTTTTAGCTGCATATGCAGAAAGTTCTATAATGTATGTTCTTCCCGGGGTGCCGTCTGTTCCTGCGTATACTTTCTGTATCGTAAAACGCTTCGATACCGTAAGTGTTTTAATATAGGTAGCTTTTATTTCAACCCACCCGGAATTTTCGGATAATCCCGTTACTGTGTATATACGGTTGCTTTTGTTCCAGTTGCCTGTAATACCTGTTGATTTCGTTATCTCATATTCGCAATCTACACTAATATCTGTTGATCCATACATAACAGTCGCTTGGGTGGCAGTCGCCGGAAATGTGTTATATTTTCCGTCCGCATCTACGGTAATACTCTGGCTATCATTAGATAAAGTCAAAACCATGTTCTTTGCAAGTGCGGCGGCTTCTTTCGCCTGTTCCGCAGCCTTTTTGGCTTCTTCCGCTGTGGTATCATCAGTATACTTATTCAATTTTTTCCAGTCTGTTGACACGTACGAAGTCCCTGCCGCACGTGCAACTACACAGGTAAGAATATCTCCGTCTTCCTGATTCCAGGTGTCTCCAATGTCGTAAGGAGGGTAAGGCGTCACTACGAAAGTGCGCCGTTTCCCATCTGCGGTGTCCTGTGCGTTCTGTGCCGCCGCAAGGGCTTTTGTGATGTCCGTATCTTGTACGAGAACCCATTCCCATTTACTTACAGATGAATCATATAAGAATCTATAGGCGTAGCCGCCTTCCCCGGTATCCTTGTTCGGTTTCCAGAAAAACAGATCTCCCTCATGCTTCTTCCTTTCTTCTGTAGTTGTCCACTCGGAGGCAGGAATATTCTGCAAGCTCGGCTCATACTCATAATAAAATGACTCGATCTGCCCATCTATCTGTCCCTGCAATCCTTCCAGGGAGTCTGCAACTGTCTTGCTATAATCTGCCAATTTGCTGTCCGCGTAGTTTTTTGAATCCGTTATAGCATTATCTATTGATTCAGAAAATTTCTTTCCACCAATCCGGACATCTCCGGACATATATACGCTTTTTGAATCCATATCTACGCGAAATATAGTTTCTCCGTCTTCTGTTTTTATCTCTATTGCTCCGGTGTTGATCCAATCTGCGTTAATTCCTATTGTATTCAATATTTTAGCATCATGGTTCCATCTACCAGAACTCCCGTATTCCAGGTTTTTCCTCCATCCGTTGACATTCCCCATCCGGATGCATTCAGCTTTACTACGATCTTTGATTCTGCAACAGTATCCTGGTCACAAAAATACAGAATAGAGCTTCTATCTTCAAGAACTTCAGTAATAGGATACAGCCCTCTTTTTTCTCCCATCGCTGTTTTTAAAGCCTCAAGTGATTTTTCAAATTCTGTCTTTTGCTTTGCCACCGTTTTCCGAAGTTCACGGTATACCTGTGTGGCTTTGCTGTATCTTACCGCAGACTGCTCTGCCGGGCTTTCTGCTCCGCAGATTAGGTCTTGCTGTGCTTTTGCTGTATATATGACTCCTGTGAGAATTGTTTTGTATTTATTCCCTTTCCTGTCAGTTATTACAGCTATGTCCCCGGCTTCTATAGAAGGATCTCCCTGCGTATGAATCGAAACAGGTCTGAATGCAATTCCATTCACCTTTCTTCCTGCATATTCAGCTACAGATGCACCATTTCCTTCCTGGATCAATTTGTTCTCTTTGATTTCTAAAACATACCCTGTTGAACCATAGATATACTCTGTCTCATTTTTTTCTTCCGTGTCCGAATCGGATACGCTTTCTTCTGTGACTTTAACTCCAGTTATGACTACATCGTCAGTTTCGATTGTTCCGGAATAATGTTCAACTTTTATTGCAGCTTCAGCTGTTTCAGATTCAAGCAAATTTGTATCATACCAGGACGCAGTTAACTGATCATCTGCATTCATTTTAAAATTCAAGCAGGCAATCTCTCCTACAAATTGAAGAATGTTCCTGAATGTTAAAGAAGAATCTACTGGCCTATTTGTTACAACAAAGTCACTTTTCTCAAATGACGCTATTTCTGGTGACATTGTTATTCCACATACGCTGCAGGCGTCTCTTACTATGTTCCCCAGAGTAGCTGGATAACTTAATCCACTTTTGCTATACGAAACGTCAAATTTTGTCATGCCATCTACTGCTGTTACGCTTATAGTATCTCCGGCAGTTTTTCCGGGATCTGCATAAAAAACCCCTTTTTTCAGCCATTCAGTCTTTCCGGATATCTCTAATCCAACTCTGGCCGTAATTTTTGCCCCGGAAAATTTATGTTTGCTGTATTCGCCATCGATGTTGTTGATTTTGAGATCAAGCTGTTTTGCGATTGCCGATCCCAAATCAAAGCTTTTTTCATTCGATGTATTTTCGGAAATTTTGAATGTATACAAATCCTGGTCTTGAGGTGTAAGGGCTGTCCCATCTGAAAATTCTATCTTCGCCTCATGATGAAGAATTCTGTTCTTTTTAATCGCCTCTTTATAAGCCGCTGATGTGTTGATCATTTCTTATCACCTCTGTACTACGTCAACCGTTACGCTTTTATAATAATAGATACCGTCAGAAAGTTGCCCTAAGTGTTCTTTTGCAAGTGTTCCTCTGTAAGCTTCTATCGTGACATCAATTCCATCATCGTGAAATGATACTGGGAAATATCCTGGAACCAGGGTATTTTTTATTATTTTCAACTCTGCTTCCGTGATGTACTCCCATTTCCAGGATACAGTTTTCTTTTCTGCTACCGGATCTCCTGTCATATATCCTGACAGGGTTCTTCCTGTATCTGAAGTCCATATGATTTCATCCGAAACGCTCATGGAAGTGGGCGCAGGTAAAACCGTACTTCCTGACCATATGATTTTCCCCATCATCCTACCTCCACTGCATTAAATCTTCTGTCTGCCGCCGTTCGGGCTGCGGACGTTGCTCTGCCGATCTGCTCTGAGTCAATATAGAATCCCATCTCTGCCAGTGCTGCAACAATTCTCATAACTGCTCTGTTAATGATTGATTCCAGTTCATCTCTGCTCACTCCTGGTCCTGCCGCCTGAACTGCTGCCATAGCCATTTCTTTCAGCTTACCTTCCGGGGCCACAACTTCTCCCTGGTGTCTGTTATCACCAATTACAGCCAGCTGCGGGGTGTTTGGTTTTACATAACCGCCCTGTGCCAGGAATGGAATGCTTCCGATGTTCGGAAGGTTAAATCCGTTGAATCCCCACCATGAACCACCTATTCCTGGAATCCATGATGGTACTGTGATTCTGAAGCTTATACTGTTGATCTTGTTGATCATGCTGTTAACCGTTCCGATCACCGCATTGAATGCCGATATAATCGCATTAATCGGGCTTCTTGCGAGCCCAGTAAGCCCCTGGAACACTCCAACGAAGATCTGCTTGATGCCATCCCACGCCTGTCTCCAGTTTCCTGCGAAAACGCCTTTAACGAATTTTATCAAACCGTTGAAAATATTCTTAATCCCCTGTATCCTTGCCTTTACACTTGAAAGAAATATATTCAGGACATTTCCGAAAAAGCCGAATCTCTTTGACCAGTCTGTCTGGAACACAGATGCCAACCAGTTCTTAAATTCATTGAATTTTGTCTTAATCGCATTCCATTTTTCTTTTACGCTTGTCACCAATGCAGACATTGCATTTGAACAGTTTGTTTTTAATGTATTGAATGCATTTACAGCACCATCTCTGAGACCACGAGTTTTGTCAACAACCCAGTTTTTGAGTTTTGTTGCCCATTTGCAGATGGTATCCCAGTTTTTGTAAAGTAGTACGCCCACGGCTATAGCGGCCGTGATTGCAATCACCACCAGCCAAACGGGGATGTTAAAAACGCCACGGCTGCCCCGAACGCCGTGGTAAGCGCAGTCGCAATTCCGCATATAGCATTCCAGGCCACTGTGGCCGCTGTCATTGCCGCCTGTGCTGCTGCATCTGCTATTTTTGCCGCTGTAGCTGTTGCAATGCTAAACGCCTGTTTTCCAAGCGCTGCAACACTCTGGCCCGCACTTATGACAAAATCTTTTGCGTACAAGGCGGTCAGATACATTGTTTCCGCCTTGTCTGTAAGCTTTGCGGCAATGTTCCCCAGGAGAGCCGCCTGTATAGCTTTCAGTGCCCCTATGACGCCTCCTGACTGCTGGATAAATGAAAGCAGCTCTGTGACTTTCCATGCCGCAAAAAACGCCGCAATCATCCCGGCTATAAACTGTATATCGCCAGGATAAGTAGTGCACCAGTCGGAAAATGCTTCCAGGCATTTGTTGATTCCATCCCAGGCTTTGAGGAACTTCTTTCCCGTCCATTTTGCTACTGGTTCAAGAACATGATCCCAAAACCACTGAAATAGTGGCTTCAGCACTTCAAGAACACTGTTTACATCGTCAATAGCAAGTCTCAGAGTGTCCAGGAACCTTGGAACAACTTCATTTGCTGTCCATGTTCCCAGAGGAACAAGAATGTTCTCCCAAATCCACAGTAAGCCATCGCCTACGTTAATCGTAAACTGTGCAAGGGAATCCCATAGCTTTGCAAGAGCCTTGTTGATCTTCCCGAAATTCACTTTCATCAGCCCATCATTCAAGGCATTGATAAAACGGGGAAGGCCAACTCCCATGGTCCACTTTCCGACAGGCACAAGAAAGTGCTGCCAGAAGTCTTTTAATGCTGTCCAGCCGAATTTACCAAGCCGGGCAAGACCATTATCCCAGAGATTTTTAAGAGCTTTTGTTGTTGGCTCTATAGCCTTCTTCATATTCTCAAAGGCCTGCTGCCATTTCTTGTCCAGCTTGGATACCGCATCCTCGCCGGTTGCCAAGGATCCGAAGTCTACAGGACTTCCCAGACTTCCAGCAGATGTTCCGGAGCCATTTGGAGCGCTTCCGGAATTTCCGGCATCTCCAGATGAAGACGTATCTGACGGTTCGGAAAGTTTTGTAATCTTGTCGAATCCCATCAGGGACCGCATCTGCTTTGCAGCCTTTTGTGCTGCATTTCCGGTCTTCTTTACCGCAGATGTTGTATCATTTGCCGCATCCGTTGCATTCTGCAGCCCTGTGCTGGCATCTGTTGCCGCTGTACCAGCCGCCGCAATCTGGCCTCCTCCGGAAGATCCAGAGTTTTTATTTCCGGTGATCAGCTCTGTGAAAGCTTTAAATGCATTCGCAAGAGTAACCAATTTTCCCAGGAGGGTGTTCACTGCCTGTATGATCGGTGTGAACAGATTGATCAGGCCCTGGCCGATCGAAGCTTTTAAGGAATCAATCTGTAGGCTTAATACTCTGACCTGGTTCGCCCATGATCCGGACGTTCTGGCAAAATCACCAGATGCCGCAGATAACTGCTGCTGGACGAATGCGTACCTTAAAGAGACCTTCTCAGCCTCTGTCATCTGCGCTGTGGTCTTGCCGTACCCATTCGCAAGGGCGTAGCTGTCCAAAGCTGTCTGGGTCATGACGACGCCCAGATCCTTGAGTGATTCCGTCTCGCCTGTAAATACAGATTTGAGCTTTGTGTAAGCTTCATCCTGACTGAGATTGTAGAAAGACGCTACATCCGCAGTCAGGGACGTGAGAGCAGTGCCCATGTCGTAGGCCTGCTGTTCATTAAAGCCGAATGCCTTCGCCATGGCTCCAAACGTACCGGTGTACTGTTTTGCCATGGTCTCGCTGAGACCTGACGCCTTCAGCGCAGACTGGGCGAACTTGTCAACCTGAGCCGACATATTCGGAAAAGTAACGTCAACAACGTTCTGTACCTCTGTCAGATCACTTCCGAGATCCAGACAGGATTTTCCGAAATCTACCAGCTTCTTTACAGCAAACGCCCCTGCCAGGGCTGCGCCGGCTTTTTTCGCAAGATTCTGTATTCCAGACATCTGTGTCCGGAACGAACCTTCATTAACAACCAGATCAAGGCCGATCTGGCCGATACTTGTTGCCATTGTACCACCTGCCTTTTTTAAGGCATCGGCACAATGGCACTACTTGCCTAAAATAATTTCAAACACTTTCTTACAGTGCCTTGCCTGGCACTTCAAGAAAACACCCCGGCATTTCGCATCCGGGGTATACTGCACTTTTTGTTCATGCCCGCAGTAAGGACACCTTATTTTCTTTTTTTCAATTTCTGATCACCTCTATCGTGGTCCCAGGCCTTCCATACTTAGGAATCCCATCTTGATAGCATCCAACTGTGCCTCAATCTGTACCTTGTCTGCTGTAGTCGCGATCTGCTTTGCGCGCCGGCGTCTCCATTCATTCCGAATCCGGTGCTGTTCCGGAGTAAAGTTTTCCAGGATGTTCTTATCGTCCTCCGTTCGGATAGCTACGATCCGTCCCAAGGCTGTATCAGGTCCCAAACCGGAAAGCAGGCTGGCAAACTCGGCCCACTTCATTCCTGCCGGCAATTCACGTGATAATCTTAACCCGTACTGCGACTGAAAGCTGCTGACGATCAGATCGAAGTCGTCAAGCAAGTCATAGCACGGGTCACTGCTCTCCCTCGTCTTCTCCTGTTACAAGCTCAATGGCCGTGTTTACGATCAGCATCAGAGATTTTGCAGAAATCTTCTTTCCGTCTTTTTTGTACTTGCAGATCGCTGCCAAATCTTTTTCGCTAAACAAAAGGCCTAAAGCCTCCTTGATCGTATTCAGATCTTCACCTTTACTGAGTGTTCCCATCAGTTTCAGCATTGTTTCTGCGTCAGATCTTACCCTTACTTTCAGATTCCCGATCACAAGAGTTGGATCTACATCAAACTCAAGTTTATCTGTGATATTTACTACTTTTGCCATATTCTTCTCCTCTTTTTATACTGCAGGTGTAATCGTAGGTTTGCCGTTGCCGTTGATCTCAACTTCCAGGGCTCCTACACTTGTGGAATCTCCGCCTCCAATGTTCTTTACATCGAAGATTGCATTTGTCCAAGAAATTGTAGTTCCATCCGGATGTTCCCATTCAAAATAGCCTTCTGCGTCATGTCCATTTTTATAAACTTTTCCAGCAGCAAAATCATTTCCTGTATCTCCAATGTTTCTTTTTCCGGAAAGGGTGATCTTGATTCCTTTTGAGGTCATTAAGCCTCTCTGCCACCCTTCCGTGTCCATTGGTGTCCATGTTTCAATGCCATTACTGAATTCAACATTGAATGTTTCCATATCCGCAATTACTGTTGCGGAATCTTTTGCAGCTCCAGCTTTAAACTTATTGTCAAGGACCGGGAATACGTTTGTTTTTCCACTTCCTGCAAACTTCTGCAGATTCATTTTCATAATTATTCGCCTTCTCTCTTTTTCTCAAAAATAACAGCTGCTTCTATAACCCATTCACAGATACCGGCATCATCTTTGCCGATATCCTGTGAATCATAAAGCAGCTGAAAGAATTTTATTGTTCCGTCTTCTGTCTGAATATCTCTTGCCCTTCTGAGCGTCTCATATAAGCCCATAGCGACCTTTTCTGTATCGCATGAGGAAATTGTTCCAGTGAACTAAAATTGTGATGTATTTCTCGCCATAGCCTTCCAGATTTGGGCCGCCAATGGCTTTATGGGAATTGTACTGATGCTTGCTGTTGTACACTCCCAGGGACTTTTCCTGTTTTGCATCTAAAGTTCCCATGTATACATGTTCGTCCTCCGTGATATTCAGAGAAGAAATATATTCTCTAATACTTCCCAGTGTGATCATACTTTTGTCAGCCTCTTATAAAATTTCTTGAATGCTTCCGGAGCAAAGTCTGATGCAGGGCCGTTCGGCGGTATCCAGTCTTCGTACCATTTACCTTTTGCATGCGGGTTTTCTTTCGTCTGGAAATGATATTCTGGATGAAAGTACAGACGGCGGGCATATGGTGTCGTTGACACAATGCTGACTTTTCCCTGTCTAACCTGTGAATGATCAACAAATGTACTTTCGTTCTGCATGTTTCCTGTATCACGTGGGAACACCTGTGCCTGCACTACCTCTGTGTGTAGTGCCTCTGCAGTCATCCCAAGGGCATACGTCTGTGCATCGGTAAGCTCTCTGATTTTTGGCAAATTCATTTTTATTGTTGAATTAACCTTTATCACAGTAACATCACCTCCGTATAGTTCACAGTCCCGTCCGGATTCCGGTTCTTCCGGGCTTCCTGGATCTGCCGCTGTACACCGAATATGATTGCTGTACCGCCGGATATTGTCGGAAGCTCCGGGCAGATATCCCCGGGGAAAAGTGCGGATCCGGTGATCTGGACCAGCTTCTTTTCCTCCGTGAATATCGTCTTCGCCTTATCCTGATAATTACACCTGCCGGTATATGTCACCGGCTCCAGTGGTTCTCCATATTTACTCACGCCTTCTCTGGCTATGCTAACCGTGATATCTGTCTTACACAGCCGTTTCGGTACCAAACATGGATATTTCATAGCATCACCTCGCTAACCGGCAGCACAAGCCTGTCTGGCACAACAGAGCGTATGTGTCGCGCCTCATAGCCACGCCCTTATCTGTAAAGACGTTCCAGGCACTGCCAAACTGCATGGATACACCGTTGATGCTGTATGATGACAAAACACTTGCAATCATATCCGCATTTTCAGTTTCAAATTCAGCCTGCTGGCACACTACTTCTTTAATGATCTCCTGCTGATATTCCGTGAGGTTCGAAAAGCCCCGGCCAACAATACGATTGAAGGTCAGAGCGTCCACATGCCTACTTGCCTGGATCAGTGCTTTTTTCTGGTCGTCCTCCGGAATTAATGTTCCTTCGTATTTGCCTTCGTAGTAGCTTTCTGACGCGTACGGTTTGTACATTTTTACGCTACCTCTGCTGTATCTACATCTACATAAATGCTGTCGATCTTTCCATCACGGCCATTCGGGAATACAAATACATCAGAGAAAGATCTGTTCTGGTACAGATATCCATCTCCTTTTGTGTGTCCGCCTGGTTCAAAGTAGTAGATGCTGTTGATCTTTGGAACGGTCTTGCATGTCTGACCGCAGGCTACAAGAACATTAATCTTGTGCGCACCAGTTACAGCTTCAACACCGCTTTCGGCTGCTACCTTCTTCAGTGGAGCAAATCCACCTCCTTCCGGCTCCCAGTCAAACGCATCATAAAAACGTTCATCATCGATAACCTCCATGATCGGTACGCCATCTATTTCTGTTACTCTTGTTTCAATTCCAAGACCGCCTTCTGCAATCTGAGTCATCTCGATCTTGCGAGTAAACTCTGTAGACTGCTCAAGCGCGTCCATGATCTCACTGCGGACATACATGATCAGAGATCCATTCGCTTTGTATCTTCTGAGTTTTCCTTTTGCGAGGATATCTTTCAGCATTCCGAACGCTTTTGCTTTTGTGTATGCGGATGTTTCTGTAGATCCATGATATCCGTCTGTCTTCTGCGCTGCCTGGGCAACCTTGGAGAAGAACAGAGCATCTGTTTCCGGAACTACCCATGTCTGTTCAAATACACGGGAAATGTTCTGGATAGATGCCGTGGCGTTTGTCTCATCTACATCTGCTTTGTCTACCATGAACTCCACATCGCGGTCATGGGTTAATGTGTACGGTACATCTGTCTGAGTGTATGTTCCTTTGTTCCATCCACCTTCACGACTGTGGTTCTTATAACCAGAAGTACTCATCTGGGTGAAATGGAATGTTTTTGCATCCAGCCATCTTACATTGCTGGTCACAAACGGAGATGTCAGAGTTCCCTGTATCAGGATCTCAAGGAGCTCCGGGCTCCACTGTTCTGCATAGTTTAATGCCATGTCTTATACCTTCTTTCTGTAGTATTGTGTCCGAATCGGACACGTTGTTTAATTCCAGCGATTCCACCGTTTTGTTGGCACCGCTGTCTGGTTTGCTGTTGTCTGCTGCGGATGCTGTGCCGGATTGCCGCCGGTTCCGATCTGTGTGAACCCGGTCTTTCCGTCTGCCTGTGGCTTCAGGGCCGGAATAGCTTCCAGTACTGTGCTCAGTGCTGTTTTCAGTGTTTCTTCATTGAGCTTCCCTTCCTGGTCTGTTACCTGGCTGAGATCAGCCATCTTCAGAACATATGGGATTGTTTTTGCGTCAAGCCCCAGTGATACCGCCATCATAGTTGCCGCCGTTTCAACTTTCGCCGCCTGAGCTGCTGCCTGGGCTGCTGTCAGCTGATTCTGGATTTCTGTGATCTGGTTCTGCATACCAGCCACATCTGGCTGGTTGGCCGCCTGCTGCTGTTTGAAGGATGCGATAGCCTGATCCATCTGCTCTTTTGAAAGTCCCTGTTGTTTAAAGTAACCTTTCAGGACAGATTCTTCTGTCACAGTCTGTTTTCCTGCGATCAGACTGGCCAGCTTGTCATAATCAAACTGTGGTGTCTGCTGCGCTCCTGCCGGTGATGTTCCACCATCCGCTCCTGAAGCACCTGCTGCCCCACCATCACCAGATCCTCCTTCTGCAAATTTCTGCAGGTTCATTGGTACTTTGCATCGAAATCTCTTAAACATTTTTCATGCTCCTCTTTACAGTTTTTTATGTGCTGTCTGCACGAATACAGTTTTACGTGTGTCTCACATAGACAGTTGATAACCCGGTGTCTCCGTGTAGTTTTAAGCCTTCGGGCATAAAAATAAGGCGTTTCACCCTACGCCTCAACGGGGGATTCCGGATCACCGCTTTCCTGATCTGTGATCTCTTTCGCCACTCGGAAATCTACCAGGTATCTGCCTCTTTCCTCTGTTACCTCGTACTCTTCTCCGACTTTCCGGAGTTCCAGATCATTCTCTTTATCATAGAAATCATGGATAACTCTGATCTTCATGTCCCTCACCTCCCCTCCGTTGCGCCGGCGCAATTACTCTGCAAAAATCCAGTCTTCAGCAAGCATGTCCGCCTGGGATGCAAGCCAGCCCATCTGTACACCAGATGTTCCCACAAAAGCCACTGCTTTGTTTCCAATTGCATCATGTTCACAATTCACAATTTCATCATCAGTTGACCTGTAGGAAATCCCAGTTGCCAGCTGGATGTACTGTTTCTTGCCGTTCCAGCCTTTTCTTGCTACTTTCATACCTCTTTTCAGATACTTAATTGCTTCTCCAAACGAAAATGTTGCTTCTCCGCCAAGAATCGGGCAGTTCTGACCATTCGCATAAATCCACTCATCGGAAAAAATATTCCGAAGCGTATACTCTACATTCTGTGTTTCTCTTATATCCAAACAACCACCATCTTTTGTGTACATAAGGATTGTTTGGGATTCTTCATCCCACCACCAATAGCCAGCCCATGACGGAAGTTTTACTGGGATTCCGGATTTCATTGCCTTTAACGCTTCTTCAAACTTCATGTTTCCTTTCCTCTCTTTCTTAAAAATGGGTATAAAAAGACCACCGGCCATTTCTGACTGGTGGTATCAATACCATAATACTGTTTTTTCTGTTGGTGGATTGTCTCTTTCTGACAAACGTTTCAATTCTCGTCTGACATGTGGAGCTGCAAATGAGCTAGCGTTATTATGTCCGATAACAACTCCATTTTTCAAATTAATTTCCATATATCCTTTCGGTTCCCTGCCTTCCGGATAATAGTCGGCAGATATTGTATTACTTGTCTTTTTTATATTTTTTAAGATTACCATAATACTTCATTGCCTCCTTTGGATAATCATATTTTTCCGAAGCTATCTGGTGTGCTTTCCAGTGTTCCATATCCGGATTTTCCCTTTTTATCTTCATTTCAAGAAGCTCGTGCTCTATCAGCGTCCTGTCATGCTGCTTAATGTCTTTTCCTATCATAAGTCGCTGCCAGCTCTGAGCAATTGCACAGTCCGGATCGAAACGTCTGTATTTTCCTGTTTCTGTGTCCAGCAGGGAATCATCCTCAAACAAATAAGCTTTTATTTTTCTTATGTCTGCTTCGTCTTTTCCAAGATTATCAGCGATTTTCTTCGAATCTGTAGAAAAGCTTCGGATCTCCTTGTAATACATGTCAGCAAATTCATCTGCCTCTTTGCTGAATATATCCGTAATTCTGGCTCCTGATATCATTATATCAGTATCCGTTCCATTTGCAACGTTTTTCCACTCGTTTGCTTTCTGGCTATATTTCTCCTGATTATCCGGATCTAAAGAAAAAACTGCAAGTCTTACATACTGTTTTACCTGCCGTTCCGCATATTGTTGCCGGCTTTCCTGCTTATTCTTCTTTTCTATCCTTTTAAGTTCTTTCTTTGTGAATTGCCCGTCTGGCGGGGTGGATATTCCAGGAAAATAGGTTGTATGACTGTCTCTGCAGCGTGGATGATACAGACCGGCAGCTATAGCTTCTGACAGCAGCTTATATCCGGTCTCTGAGGCTTCTTTCCTGGTTCCGCCACTCCAGACATCATCGACCATTACTTTCCCTACGAACGGGACACACAGAGGACAGGGACATCCACTGCCTCGCTTATTGATGATCACGGTATGTACTCCCCACTCCTGGCGTTTTACGCCCTCCCCCTGCAGGTAAGCACGTTTACTTGCCGTCCGAATTGCCATATCTGCATAATCCGCAATGGTATGTCTTGCTCCATTCGCGTACTGGATGCAGTTAAGACCAGCTTTCAAGAAGTCTTTTGTCGCCATGTCAACGGCTGTCTCATATGTTGCAGCACCTGTGTTCGCATATACCTGGGCGTTGTAGATGATTTTCCGGTACTGGTCGTTCGCCATGCGTAGGACTGCTGTCTCTGCCTTTTCCATATCGTCTGTGGTGGCTTTGATCAGTGCTTCCAGCTTCCGGTCATTCAGTTTAAAGAACTCTGCCATGCCGCCTTTCGTGACACGCTTTGCCGGAAAGCCTTTCCGGATCGCTTCCAGGATCTTCTTTTCCTGTTCCATCTGGCCTTCTATGTTTGCGGCCGCTATCAGGCCGCTGATCTTGGCATTGATATCTTTAAACTGCTTGCCGTACTTCTTTTTGTTGTCATGCTTATACTTTTCCAGGGACTTCAGCATCTCTGTCTGCCACATGGACCACTGCATCTTTTCATCGGATTCTTCCGCTTTGTGGCGTTTCATGTTCCGGATCATGGATGCCATCAGTTCATTCTCAATAGCTTCAAATGCGGCTCCGATATCATATACATCATTGATCTTCGCCATATCACTTACCTGCTGTTATAGTGGACCTTGAATCCCTGCTGCCGGAACTCCCTCACTGTGGCCTTCAGCTTTGTTGCGCTGGCGCAATGGTCATTCCGGAGCTCTGCATAATCACTTTTCTCGATTGCGTACACTCCCATCGGAAGCACCTGCTGCCTGGCCACTTCCAGAAGCTCCCGGTATCTCTTTTTGCTCATCTGGTACATTCTGGGGCCCACTTTTACCTTCATCCGGTTCTCCTCCTGTCACATCCACGCGGAAATCACCGGCAGCCATGTTCACTGCCGGTTCTTCCATATCCTGTATACCCTGCTCTGCTTTCAGGCGGGTTATCTCTTCTTCCTTGCAGTGTTCATCCAGGCTGTCGCCGTACAGCTCTTCCACACAGCGTTCAATGCTCATAATGCCGCCCTGTTTCGCCTTTGCTACGGTCTCAACCTGGCTCTCAAAGCTCGGATTTGCATATTCCCCAAATGGGATATTGACGTCCGCTTCTTCCTTTGCTCCGCCATGTAGCAGGATGTTATTGGCATTGATACACATTGCAACAACTTCCGGAAGCGTTTCCTGTATTGCTTCCACGATGGCGTTTCTGGTATAAAGCGTTGTCTTTTCTTTCTCTCGCTGTGCTTCCGCATTATCCAGCTTCTTCGTATCGATTCCCAGTGTGGATGGGCTGATTACTCCCTGTAAACACAAATCTAACGCAGACACATAAGATGAAAGATAACTTTCATGAGGAATTGTTGGCTGGTCTGTAGATATCTGATTTTTCTGTCCTTCTCTCATGTCTCCATCTGCTGCAAAATACCTGTTGTCAAAAGGGTTCGGCTTGATAAGCATTCCGTTTTCCGGGTTATGCGGAATTAAGCATTCTGGAATATAGGTTTTTGCTCTTCCCGCTCTTAGAGCGTCCATCCACTGACTCCATATTTCATCGTAAGCGTCAAAATTATCTAGTTTTCCATCAAAAATACTCCCGCCCCGACCTTCGTACTTGGCTGATTCATATATCATAAACGGTACTGCAAAAATCACAGAATCATCAAAGGTTATATCTGTAAGGTTCTCTGTCGCCTTGATGGTTTTAATATCCATCATTTTGTTGTTCAGATATAGCTCATTGATGATATATCCAAAGCCATACCTCTCGTTCAAAACATACGTTCTTCCTTTTTCACAGTATGGCGTTTTAAATACAATCTCCCGAATCCGATCTCTCTGATACACAAACTCTACTCTGTCTCCCGGATACCATTCCAGGATTGGATAATCACTGATAGTTGTATCAACGGCTACCTTGAAAGCGCCATCACCAATGTACAGTGCTTCTTTCAGTGCACTTTCCATCTTTTTCCGGAAATTATTGTCTTTTCCGATCTCATTCCAGATCTGTTCCTGTGATGGTGTTCCAAACTCAAATTCATCCATATCTGGCAGGACTACGGAAGCAAGTGTCCGCACGATCAGCCCCGGAAGGCCAGTATGAATCTTTCTCATTTCCATTCCAGGTGTACATGCGCTGGCCCAGAATTTGTACCGGTCTGCATTCTCTCTGTTCTGCTGATAGAACTGTTCCAGTTCGTTGCTGTCTCCTCTGTACCAGATCCGGTTGCGGATCGCATGGCCTTCGAAGTCCATCATCTCATTGATCTGAAAGTTATACGGGTTTGCCGTAGTAACATTCAGCCAGCTCCGGACAGTCTTTTTTATGTTCTCATTCAGTTTTTCCATCCATTTCACCTTTTCTGTTCCTCCGTTTCAAAGCCAATCATGTTGCGGTACGGGATCCAGCCGTACTGCTGGGAGTTGATCGTATGATCGTTACGATCTTCCGGAATATCTTTCTCCTCATCCCAGGAGTATTTCTCCATTTCGGCTATATGATTTGTACAGGTATCAAGAACCAGATAACAATCCTGCTGAATCCAGCCCAGCTGGAGCTTGATCCTGTCCAGGATCTCCACTTTCTTGTAGGATTCTATGAAATTATAGAGGCATCCATGGAGCCGCTTATACTTTCGAAGTTCCGTGATCGTCGCCGCATCTGCACAGTCAACAAACGTATCCTTGGCAAAGCCCCAGTCTTTCCGGCATTTCTCAAGGAAATCTATGAATTTCACAGCCGTATCTGACGGAGCAAGAGGCTGATCAAGGTCTTTATTGCTGTATACTTTTTCAGCAAGTGTGATCAACTTTCTGTCTTCCGTGATTCCCTGGAATATCATTGCAATCGTATCCGGAGACTTCGAGGAATAAGACGTATCCAGGCCACAGGTGAACTTTTTGAATTTCAGCTTTCCCGCTGCCATCTGGCTCTCACCCATTTTTCTGATACGACATGTTTCTTTCTGCTGAAATTCGGGAATACCAGGCCGGTTGCTTTTCCTCTCAGGCCCTGGATCTTATTCTTCCAGATTTTTGTACCCTTAGGTGTGTTCTGCATGATCTTCTGCTTCTTTTCTTCCGGAAGTCCTGCGTTATCATCAAAAGAAAAGAACCAATGTACCCAGCCGGGTTTTGGTTCTTCTTTCAGCTCATCTTTAATTTCCTGCGGAGTGTCCTGTTCCCATTCCGGTAGGGGCCTGCTGCAGTTGATGTACTCTTTGTATATGTCCAGTGTCGGATCATCTGGATTAAGTGTCGCCATGAGGTAATCACAACGCATGGAAGCTTCACGGACAAAATCTATGTCCGCTGTGTTAATCTCGTCTATATACAGACAGCCATACTGACCTCCAAGCGCTTTCTGCCACTTCTTTTTGTCTCCATAGCCCATAACGTAAATAATTTTATTGCCCCTGCTGGTTCGAAATAGGATATGTGGAATTTTATCGTCTTTGGTGCCATTTCCGTTATACTGTACTAATATTCCAAAATCATCAACGATTCCCAGATCTTTGTTGATGATATTTTTTTCTGCTGTACCGGTGTCTTTTGCCGCCAGAATGTGCAGTTTCTTTGGCGATTCTGCAACCTTGCACATAAACTTAAAAAGCCCCACTGTGGTTTTTCCTGCTGCTGTAGTGCCTTCAAGGAACTCCACCGGTGCATTGCATTTTAGGAACGCTTTATACTTTCGGGAAAGCACCAGCCGTTCCGCGCTCATTATCCATCTCCGCTGATCTGTCTGATCAGATCATCAAGTTTCGTCTGTTCTTCTTTCAGTTCTCCAGATACCTGGACGTCCTGTTTATCTTTCCATCTATCCGGACGCCGATTCTTAAGCCAGAAGATTTGGGCTGTGGTGTCTGGAACTACCTGCTTTTTGGTTACTTTCTTTTTCGTCAGGGTTCCAGACTCATATTCTTCGGACAGTTCCTCGTATTCGTAGCCAAGGGCGCGTTTAAGAAGGGCATTTTCAACCTGCAGGTCAATAATTTCTTTGCCCCTTTTTAGGGTGTCACTTATGTCACCATACTTCGTGCACCATTCCTGTAGTGTTTTTCTGCTTATTCCCATATTCCGGGCTATTTGTTCGTTTGTCAATCCCTCTCTGGCCCAGCCTTCCAGCTTCAGTAAGCCTTCCGGTGTTAACCACTGTTCGTATTTTCTCTTTGCCAT